ACAAGATATTTCGGACGTTTATAAAATAATAAGAGATTGGTGCTTGGATGATAACGGTAAAAGCGTAGTGTATAAACGAACCGGGCAAGAAAGATATCCAGGATTTAAACTATATAAAATGATTGCCAGAACTGTTCATAATCATATACCAAAGGAACAATTAAAACGTCCCATATTTGCTGCGTATTCGGTTGTTTTCAATGAAGAATTTAAAAACAAAACTATGAATATTGATACAATTCCAAAATATATGATTTCTGAAAAAAAATAACAAATCAATAAAACTTTATATAGAGATATTTATTACATAATATATATCTCTAGTCGGATGCAGAATATTAATCAAATATTATACATAAATATGGACAATCGCATAGACAGGCGACAAACAATTGAAGCCGAATTCGAACGAGTTGGTATTCAACCCAGTATTTTTACTCGATTTCCAGCTTGTAGCTACAAAGGTTGTCCAAATTCAGGTTGTTTATTAAGCCATGCAAATGCGCTTGAAATGGCTTACACAATGGGTTATGAAAACGTGTTGATTTTGGAAGACGATTTCATTTTTATTGAAGATATAGAAAAAATAAATCACGATATTTCAGAATTTTTCAAAATGGTAGAAGACGGATTAGAATGGGATGTTTTGATGTTTACAACGTGTGCGGCCGAAGTAAGTGAATATACTAATAATATTGTTTCGCGCGTCTCTTCTTCTGGAAATGGAGCTGGATATTTGGTAAATCGCAATATGATGCTTGTTATAAGTGAATTATTCAAATCAAATGTTGATAACCTCTATTATACAAAACAACATTGGATTTATCAAAATGATATTTTGTGGAAACGATTAATGCCGGAAACGCATTGGTATATGTTTAATCAATATTTGGGATATCAGAAGGGTGGATACAGCGATTTGTCACAAGATCAAAAAATAGCTATTATCCCGCAAGTAGTAAATCTAAAAATGTAAATCTAGAACTCTGAATTTAACAAAAATACATCTCCTTTTATTTCCTTGTTAGCTAATGCGTATTCACTTACGGTTCGTTCAAAGAAATTAGATTTTGAATCAATGCTGATTAATTCCATAAAATCAAGAGGATTTGGACTTCCATATAGTTTATCAATGCCAAGCTGCAAACATAGTCTGTCGCCTACAAATTCGATATACTGTGTCATCATCTTAGCATTCATTCCAATCAATCGGCAGGGAAGAGCTTCTGTTATAAACTCTTTCTCAATATCTATTGCTTCGCTTATAATTTCCACAATTTTTTGTTTATGTAATTTGGTTTGCAACTTTGAATAAAGCAAAATCGCAAACTCTGTATGAAGTGCCTCATCGCGACTGATAAACTCATTCGACAGAGTTAGTCCAGGCATTAATCCGCGTTTTTTCATCCAGTAAATCGACGCAAAACTACTGCTGAAAAAAATACCTTCAACGCATGCGAACGCAATTAATCGGATAGCGAATGATTCCGCGGATTTAATATCAGTTCCATATCCGATCCATTTGCGTGCCCAATTGGCTTTTTTGGAGATACATGGGAAATTATTAATGGCTTGAAATAGCTTGTTTTTTTGTTCATTGTTTCGAATATATGTTTCTATCAATATGCTGTACATTTCGGAATGGATATTTTCCATCGCAATTTGAAACCCATAAAAAGCACGGGCTTCAGCCAATTGAATATCACTCATAAATCGAGTTGCTAGATTTTCCATAACAATTCCATCACTTGCCGCAAAAAATGCGAGAACCATAGATATAAAATATTTTTCATCATCATTTAGCTTACCCCAATCACCGAGGTCTTTTGATACATCAATTTCTTCCGCACGCCAAAAGCAATCGACCTGTTTCTTATACATTTTCCATATATCCTGGTCTTTAATAGGGAACATTACATATCTTGTGGTGTCATCTTGCAATAATGGGTCAGTCAATTGATTTTGCGAATTCATTCCTAAATAATATATTAAGTATATTTTATCTTTATTTGAAAACTGTTTTTATTTGAATTCCTAGATAATAATCTGATTTTTGAACGCATTTCATACGTAATCGCTGACTTATAAAAATGGTTTTATAATGTAAATATTATGAAAAATATCGATTTAAGCAAAATTAATATAGACACTAAGACATTTCAAAAGATGATTTTTATATACAATTCAATAGAGAATGGATGGGATGTAAAGAAGAAAAACGATCAATATGTGTTTTTAAAAAACCACGAAGGAAAACGGGATGTTTTCACTGATGCATATTTAGAGAAATTTATAGAGGCGAATTTTGATATTTCTAAGATTAACAATTGACAATGACCAAATCAAAGAAAAGCTCAATTGTCTCTATAATCTCTACATTTTCTTTTTGTAAAACCCTATTTATTTGATGATTAATTTCTTTTTCTAACAATGGAAGTCGAGTATATATCATTGGATTATATGACTTACCATATTCTTTATATTTGCCAGGATTAAACCTGATAAATATAAATTTACCAACATGAACAGATGGGTCTATTAGTATTGGATTTTGATCTTTTGTAATCTCTACACATAATGTAGTGTCATTAATTTGAATTCTATTATCTATTCTAATGGTTCCAAACCAAATGGGTCTAGAATGTGAAAATCCATCAAAGTAGCAATGAATAAATTCGGCAATCGCAATCTCTTTTGTTTTACATCTGGTTTGAAAAGTTAGAGGGTCATCTTCAAAAAGTCGAATATAACAATCTGAACAATATCCTTTGAAATTTTTTGTACCATAATTTGCATTGCATTTAGGCTCTATACATTTCATAAAATTTGATTGTGATATAGTATTTTCACAATGTGTTGAACAATATTGTATTCCTAGTTTCGGACGACTTCTACAATTACCATATTTACAAATTGAAGGCATATATATGTCCTAAATATATAAAAGTAGGGACATAACGATTTACAGATTTTTTTATTAAAAATATTTTGGGTATTGTAAATCAGGCTTATATAATTTAATATTTACCTAGATGAATGTAGGGAATAACTGTTTTACAATTGAGTATATTGATTATAGCATTGCGTATTATTGCGATAAAATTTGAAAATAAATATATTTTAGGAATATATAAAAAACAATGGGAGGAGCACTTTTACAACTAGTCGCCTACGGCGCTCAAGATATTTTCCTTACAGGAAACCCCGAGATTACCTACTGGAAGGTGTCATACAGACGCCATACCAACTTTGCCATGGAGAGTATTGAGCAGACTTTCAATGGACAAGCCGACTTCGGTCGTCGTGTTTCGTGCACAATCTCCAGAAACGGAGATTTGGCTTACAGAACATATGTCCAGGTAACTTTACCCGAGATTAACCAGTCAATGGCTGCTAGCGGCACCTCTGTCTATGCCCGTTGGTTGGATTACCCCGGTGAGCAGCTCATTGCTCAGGTCGAGATTGAGATTGGTGGCCAAAGAATTGACCGTCAATATGGTGACTGGATGCACATCTGGAATCAGCTCACAATGTCGTCTGAACAACAGAGAGGTTATTACAAGATGATTGGCCACACCACTCAGCTTACCTACATTACCGATCCGGCTTTCGCTGATGTCAATGGTCCTTGCTCTTCCACCACTGGCCCCAGTCAGGTTTGCGCTCCCAGAAACGCTCTGCCCGAGACCACCCTCTACATTCCCCTCCTCTTCTGGTTTTGCCGAAACCCCGGTTTGGCACTTCCTTTGGTTGCCCTCCAATACCACGAGGTCAAGATCAACATTGACTTCCGTCCTATTGGCGAGTGCTTGTGGGCTGTTAAGTCTCTTACTGCCGCCTCTGGATCTCAATCGGTTACCACTGCTTACCAACAGTCCCTTGTTGCTGCCTCCATCTACGTTGATTTCATCTTCTTGGATACCGATGAGCGCAGAAAGATGGCACAGAACCCCCACGAGTACCTCATTGAGCAGCTCCAATACACCGGTGATGAGTCTGTTGGATCTTCCAGTAACAAGATCAAGATCAACTTCAACCACCCCTGCAAGGAACTCATCTGGGTTGTTCAACCTGATGCCAACGTTGATTACTGCAGTTCTCTTGAGGCCGGAAACACCTTGTTCAAGGTCCTCGGAGCTCAATCCTTCAACTACACTGATGCGGTTGATGCCCTCCCCAATGCCATCCACGTCTTCGGCGGCCCCGCCGAGACCTCCGGTACCAACGCCTTCATCTCCGGAAACGTATTCCAGATGCCCGGCGCTGTTGATGCCTTCATCTCCGCCGCCGGCGGCACAGCTGAGTGGCATTCAACTGGAGTTTTCAGTCCCGACGCCGCTGTCACTGGATCTTATGTATCTGATGCCGGCACATTCGTCCTCGCCGAGACTGCCCTCGAGATGCACTGCTGGGGAGAGAACCCCGTTGTCACTGCTAAGCTCCAGCTTAACGGACAAGATCGTATCTCCGAGCGTGAAGGATCTTACTTCGATGTCGTCCAGCCTTTCCAGCACCACACCCGTGCTCCTGATACAGGCATCAACGTCTATTCATTTGCCCTTAGACCTGAAGAACAACAGCCTTCAGGGACGTGCAACTTCTCCAGAATTGATAACGCCACACTCCAGTTGGTGCTCTCTTCCGGAACTGTTGCCGGAACTTCTACTGCCAAGGTGCGTGTATATGCCTATTCTTACAATGTGTTGAGAGTGATGGCGGGCATGTGTGGCGTGGCATATTCGTGAATCGAAACGCGAATAAAAGTGTATCCAAAAGATATGCTAGTGGATTTAAAAAATCTGCAACATCTCCAAATTGCGGGAAACCCCTCAAGGTATGAAATACTAAACTTTATAAGAAATTATAAAGTGGCTTATGCTAACAACATAAGGTATAGTAAAAAGGTTCATATTATAGGGCAATCCGCAGCCAGTCTTCTAAGTCCGATATGATAAGGATATGAAGGCGGTTCAACGACTAAATGCTGATGGGCGCGAGAAAGTTAATCACTTTCAACGAACGCTTAAGATATAGTCTAGTCCCACTCGAGAGAGTGCTGTGTCCATTTAAAAAACACAGGTATGTTATAAGCGGAAATGCTTATAAGTAATAATATGGTATAAACGCTTAAATATGAAACACAATTTGTTAATTTTTATTCCAACATTTGTTTGATTTAAATTTATTATAATATAAATTTAAACCGTCAATACAATCTCAGCTCTATTTATTTTCTGCTCGAGCGGTGGCTAGTTCAACTGCTCTCATTTTCTTATATTCTTCATCACCATACCGAGCACGTAATTCTTCTTGCTGTTTTTGTTTTCGCGAGTTTGCTTCTTCAGCAAGTTCAATCTTTGTCTTTTTGTTTGTATTCGGTGTAAGCATATTGACAATACTAATGCTAGGTTTTACCATTTCCTTTTTGGAAGAACACTCATATATTTTTTGTAATTGATACATAAATACATCATATTCTATGTCTTTTTTCATATAATTACATTGCCCACAGCACGCATTTACATTAGCGATTGTATAACCAATATCATTATCAAATCTGTCTAATCCATTTTTATGTGTTTCATCTGATTGTTTTCCACAAATATAGCAGTTTTCCAAAATAAGTTTATTAAATTCTTCAAGTGTGATTTCAAATATATAATTACGTGCTTCAGCCCCGCATTTATATATTGAATAAGACGACCCTTTATGATTATGAAACGCTTCTGAATAATAATTTCCATCAACAATTAAATTATTTTGAGTCAATATATGTTCAACACGATGTAAGAATGTTATATTATCGACGGCTCCTTTCATAAAATTACACATACGACAACAACTAACGCTATTTACAAGAGTATATCCGGCTTGCTGATCTTGCCGGTCAATACCATTGAAGCCTTTATCTTGGATAATCCCACAATAGTAGCACGGCATTTTAACAAGACTTTCAAACTGTTCATAGCTCAATTCAAAACAATGTCTTGAATCTAACGCACGTTTTTTATAATCACTATACGCATAATTAATATTTTCCATAGATAACTTATTTATTTCATTTACATGTTCCGGATTATTTTCTCTCCAATTCATCATTGTTTCCGCACATTTTTTTAAATATGCTTCAGTGCCATTCTCTTCTATTTTGCGTTGCCTATAGTTCATCCAATTGAGCACAACTTTTTCATAATTATTTTCGTTCCATTCATTCTTGACAGCAATCCTCTCTGGTTTCTTGGAGTTTTTTCTGTCTAATTCTCTCACATGTTCCTTGTCGCGCCTTTCGTTTTGTCGTCGGTTGCTTTCTCTACAAACCCCGCATGTTTTTACCGCCTCTCCAGAAATACCAATAAAATCTTCTGGTGGTCGTTTCTGAAAACATGTTGTGCAAGTTGTAGCATCAACTATATTTGCTCTTTTTTCTTTATCCAAAGTCCTGTCTTTTTGTAAGCACGGTTCG